CATCATTTACCAAACTCCCAACCAAGAACTACACCGTAGTTCTCTTCGCCATTATGTTTTTCGTATACAGGTGATATGAACCATCTCCCAATTTTGTATCTCACCATTGGCAGTATAGCTTGCGACTTGTATCCTGTTACTAGTCCTAGCTCTAACTTACCATTCTCAGTCAGTTGGAATTCTTTCCCTGCGTATGCACTGATACTACCCTCTGAATTGTAGTACACACCTGTTATGTAGCTGTCCACTGTGCATCTTACGTGTGGATGTATATTATTATAATCTTCTTCAAGACCCAAGTGTATTGATACCGCTAAAAATAATCCTAAGCAATTCATTACCATCCCATCATCATCTTTGTTTCTTCTGGCACGTTATCCATTGAAAATGGGGGATCGAATGTGGTAATCACTTCTACGTTGAGAACTTCTTGATTCTTATATCCTGCGGCTGATATGTCTTGAACTATTGCATCTGCAAACGGACAGAATGCAGATGTCAATGTATGTGTTATATTAACCCATTTGTTTTCTTGGTCTATATCTATATCATATATTAATCCTAGATCATATACATTGATACTAATCTCAGGATCAAACACTTCCCTTAGATTGGTTATGATTTGCTCTTTATCTATCATTGAATTGTAGCTTTCCTGTTTCTAGCTGATCATCTATTTGATCAGACAATATATCACCCATAAGGTCTACGAATGTTTGATTCTTGAACTCTTCCCATTCCCTTCCTGCATTGTCCAGTATCTCGAATTGCCATGTCAAGGATGCTTTGTCTTTCAATTCATCTACCTTTGGAATGCTTACACTAGTGTATCCCCACGCAACATCCTTGTATATACCCTCTAGCATCACCACAGCGGGGTGCCCATAACCATCTTTTGTAATGAAGGCGTATTGGTCCTCTTTAATTCTTTTCATCGTTATACCTCCTCTAATACCTTATATTCGTCTATTTTCTGCTCTTCATATCTATCTGGTGTGGCCTTCCACCATACCATGCCGATTGATACCTGATTGCCTTCATATTCTTGTACCCTGTGCATCATTGTTGCATCAAAATATGCAAGCCTATTGGGAGTGGGCTCAACTGTTGTGCGCCCCTTCCATTCTTTTCCCCCGAACTCTAGAAGGCCGCCCTTGTCTGGCACGCTCATATAGTATATAAACGTGAGCTCAGGGAGCTGGTTAATGGGATATTTATCATTATAGGATAATATGTCGTTATGCCATGCAAGATCAGTAGGCTTTACGTTATACCATATGGTTGCACCTAGTGCGCAGCTCTTTAGGTATTTCTTGGTAGAGTGCGCCAGCTTGGTTAGTGGATTGGTGGCCGGGTCTGATTCAGCACCTATCCAATGCACCTTTGCATAATCTATGTGCAGATTGTTGAGTGCATCGACATCATCCTGCTCCAGATAGTCATCAATCAGCTTCATACCTTCCACCCTTCCCCGAAGTCAGTATTATCAAATGTGGGTGCTTCAAAATCATCCACCTCTTCTGTTTGGTTGGAATCTGCAAGGCCCTTCTGTTCATCCTCATCTAAGTCCATGAGGCGCATCCTTGCACGGTCAATTCCTATAACAAATCGTTTGTTGATGTTAGCATCGTTATATCGATTCTTTAATTGCTTGACTGCAATCTGATTTACCGCATCAAGCTCTTCGTTAGAGATGAGCGCAAACATGAGGTCAGCCGTAGCAGGCAGGCCAAAACTCTCGCTGGTATCCTCAAGGCCCACATCGGAATTGCTGAATCCTGATCGAGTGGTCTGTGTTGCCGACATAATTGGGACGTTAGTCTCAACTGCAAGTCCCCTAAGCTCCTCAGCAATCGATTTGATATACATGTACGAGTTAACATTAGCGGCTCCCTTGAATCGTGATGATGCACAGATATTCAGGTAATCAATAAAGATGATATCTGGCTTGAAGCTCTTCTTGATTGCGAGCTCCTTGATCAATCCCCTGAAGTGTGCGGAATGTGCGGATGCAGTAGGATATTCCTTGATCACCAGCTGTCCATTAGTCTCCTTGATGATCTTATTGATCTTGCTGTCATACATTTTCTTGGGTAGACTGTGCAAGTCTTCCATAGTCACGTTCATGAGGTTTGCATCTATCCGTTCAGCAATGCGCTCTTCCGCCATCTCTAGGGTGATGTACAGGACGTTCTTGCCTTGGTTCATACAGTTTGCTGCGACATGGCACATGAACAGAGATTTCCCAACACCAGTACCCGCAAGTGCGATGTTTAATGTTTTGGGCGGCAATCCCCCCTTGGTGATACGGTTGAAGAATTCCAGATCAAACGGAATCTTCTCCTCTATCGTATGGTAGTACTCATATCGGGCATCTGCATCCAGTAAATAATCATGGCCGACACTATTATCAAAGCCAACGGCCAGGGCGTCTGTGAGTATTGAAGGAATTGCATCAGGGCCTCGTTCTTTATCCTTTCCATCAATGATTTGAATTCCTTCAACAATCGCATTGTATATCGCCTTATCCTTGCAAAATCTCTCTGTGGTGTCCACTAACCACTCAAAGTTCACATCCTTGTCATTTTCTAATTCTTTAACTACATCCAATACACGTTTGATGTCGCTCTCGTTCAAGTCCCGCCTTGTATCAATCTCTATCTCAAGCGTTGACTTGGTAGGTAGCGCATTGTACTTCTCTACAAACTTCTGTATCTCTTCAAATACAATACGCTCAGTGCGATCACCAAAATACTCCCCTCGTATAAAAGGAAGTACCTTTCTTGCATACTGCTCATTGCCTACTAGCTCTGATAGGGTTGTTCTTTCAATTGTCTGCATTCATATACCTACGATGCAATCTTGAGAAGGTTGTCCAAATTTACTTCATGGTATATAGGTGTGAAATTCTTTTTTACAATTTCTGGAAAATCACTTGCCATCTTTGCCCAATTCTTATTGTTCTTAGGAAGATTTTCATGTGTTTTATCCATCATATACTGTAACATCCAATACAGAACAAAAGAAACACATGGCACAGCTGATCCCAAATTTAGTGCTGGATAACGATTATTGTGCCAATGTAACAAGTGAGTGCCACTACCATCAAACTCGTTAACAATCTGTGTTATTGCATCCCACGGCGATGCCATAGTATTTTTACCACCTTTGTTGATCTGTTTGATTAAATCAATAAGTTTTTTAGCATTGACATACATTGGATCGTCAGTATCTTTTGAATCAAGCAATTCTGGAGTGACTTTAAAAGACTTCAGTGCGATAAGTGATGCCGTAGTGAGGATATTATTAAAATCAAATGGCCGACCTATGCTTTTCTTATGAAGTGCAGTATCACCTATACAAACATACTCTTCCATGACTTTATATTCAATACATAACAGTTTCACTGCTTCATTAATCTGTGCCGTGGATAATGGGCCTGCTGAGGGGTTTTTCTTAGGATCAAGAAGGTGAGCAGCAAACCCAAGTGGTTGTACCATTCCCAATTTATTATCATGGATATGAACCTTATGCTTTTTAAGACGAGCAATAAACTTCTCTTTGGGTTTTTCTACTGCTTTGCCGCTATCAGTATGATCATATATGGATTCCATTTTTTCCCAAGAATCAACCTCATAAATTGTAACACTTACTTCGTTTGGTCGAATATCAGACATATTATTTTTCCATATGTATGCCCTACCATGGCCATCATTCTTGCATATATATCCAACTGGATATATATTCTTAGTGTCGGGGTCTTTAAACTCTTTGGTGACGTGCAATGTCGACACCTCCAAATGATCTTGTTCAAACTTAATTAAATGTTCCAGATTACGTTTCATAATGTCACGTTCTACTGGATGATCAGGTAATTTTATAAAATTATCGGTTGTCATTAATTTTTTAGGGTTTTGTTTCATAGTGTTTTCATATCCTTTGATATTTGAGTTGTTAGTTGATGTTCTGTTGGTGTTACACTTCCTGCCTGTAAAAAACTGACCTCATCAATCCTTTTAACTGCTATGTCATAATAGTCTTTCTCTAGTTCTATACCGATAAACTTTCTTCCTGTTAATTTAGCACTGACCCCACATGAACCACTGCCCATTGTAAAGTCCATCACTGTGTCACCCTCATTACTATACGTCATAATCAACCAGTTAAGAAGGTTGGTTGGTTTCTGTGTGGGGTGAATTGTTTGTTGTGCAGAAAAGTTTCTTGATGCATGTAGTATGCTCTTGGGATATCTTGTACCCTTGTTACTACTCTCCATCAGTTTTTTATTTCCAAAGCCGTATCCATGTGTGTTTTTATTACTACCATAACCTACAGGATTACCTTCCTTATCTTTTTTCTTTGACTTTCTTGTATATGCGTCACCCTTCTCCATTATAGGATTGTATATTGCACCCTTGGACTCTCTTTGAAAGACCATGATATTCTCATGAACCTTCTGTGGTCTTTTCTTTGCAAGCCCCGGTGATCCACATTTGTTCTTGTTCCACACCAATTCATACTTGAAATGTTTTATGTTTGAGCATATAACAAGAGATGAAAAGGGTTGCGAACCAAAGACAATAATATTGCCAGTTGGTTTTACGATACGGCCAAGTTCCTTCCACATCTGATCAAAGTCAAGCACATTGTCCCACTTAATGCTTGTCGTTCCATACGGCGGATCAACACATACCATGTCAACTGAATTTTCATCCAGTGTAGGAAAGATGTCAAAGCAAGAAGAATTATACAGCTGCAATGATTTCATCATACCAATCGTCCGGCAACTTTCTAAGCGCTTTCGTATAACACCGTTTAATCCCACCAACGAGAACATCATATGCCTCATCATATGTCCGCTCAACAGGGAACAATGTCTTTTCTTTTTTCCATGCGATCTGGAGTAAGTTCGCTGGGTTAGCGTTTTCTTTCCAGCAGTTGATCTGCTTCGCACCTCGAATCATGACGTTGCTCGAATCGTTCTTATCGACACAAAGAAACCAGTAATCCTTGGTGGGAATATCTGCCTTACGAGATTTAATCAAATTATCAAACTTCTCCCAACCCATTTGTCCTGGCAGCTCTTCGGGCTCCATATCTGTGAGTGCATACAAAAACCCAATCTTGCTTGTTCCATTGTCAGTTCCACCAAGAGAAGTTTTGATATTAACCACATATTCGGTTATACCATCATAATCTGTCACGATCATGTCACCAAACCGTCTAGGTTTTTGATCCCGACAATATTTTCCCAAATCTGGGAGACTTGTTAGAAAACGAATTACACTCTTTTCATCAAGAAGACTTTCATGGCGTCCTTCACCACTACCTGTGTTACTGATTGCAATTTTCTCTTTACGAACCGCCTCAGCAACATCTTCAAGTATCTTTGGTATCATAACAACCCCTTTGTTTTCTCACTATACCTAATAATACCATACGGAATAGGCTTTGTCAATGCCCTATTCTATTTTTTTCATTTCCTTAACCATATTACTAAACATGCTAAGGAACTTTTCAATTTTAACAGTGTCACTTTCCTTAGGCACACATAAAGTTTTAATGGCCATATCCTGTGAAGCGATAACTTTCCTTGCTTCCAGGCATTGTTCCATAGTGGGCATCTCAACTGAATAGTTTCCCGCACCACCCACTGACATTACAATCAGCATTGCTTTGATCACCGTACAATCTCTCCATCAAGGGTCTTCCAACCATTCATAACACACACATACTTATCCTTACCGACAAGTACCATGTCACCAACACCAGTACTCCGACATGTGGACGCAGTGCCGATATAAGTCGTACCAGCGTTCCGCCACCACGCCTCATTAATCGTGTTGGTCTTGACAAATGCAATCTCCAACTTCTTCCGAATGGGTAGTGCAGCATCAACCTCTACAAATGCAACCGTGGTAGGTGCATCCTCAAAGGCAGCGTGTATCACAGCCACCTTCTCAGTTGTCTTACCCAACAGGGTCTTCGTTAATGCGTCAATCTTTTCCATTACACAATCTCCACAGGTTTGTTCCACTCACCAATCTTGATATCGTTATACCAAGCGGTGTCGAAGTAGTCAATCGAACTGTCGGTGTTGTTATAC